TGCAACAATGGCACCAGTTCCGGTAGCATCAGGTAATGGACAAACTAGTTTTGAGATAGAAAGTATCTTAGCTAATGCGGAAAATGACATATTAAATCAAAATATTCGAATTAATTGATATTTATAAATAAAACACTTAAATGTCAATTAATAACTCGTATTTCAGCAAGAACAATACTCTTACTTCAAATAGCTTTGTAAATACAGGTAGAAATCCTGTTACAGAACTATTTTTTGGTTCTATTATTAATTCTAAATATCCAAATGGGTATAGTAGATTTATCTTTGATTTAGATTTTACTTTATTAAATCAAAAAGTCTCTGACGGTACCATAAACTTAAATTGTGGGGAACTTCCGACACATACTTTAAGAATGGTAAATACAATATCATTTAATGAAGAACTATTAAATACTACCACATCTCAAGGTAGAATGAGGGCAACATCATTTGATTTAATTTTATTTAGAATACCTTATATAGATAATGACCCAGACCAACCTCAAGTTTGGGATGAAGGTGTTGGTTATGATTTTGCGGATTTAATATATGATTATAGTCCTTCAGATAAAAACTTTTCTGATAGACCATCCAACTGGTTTCAAACGACTACTATTGGTACTTGGGAAGAAGCTGGAATATATAATAATCAAAATATCGGTAATGTTCCTTATAGTGGTTTAACTATTGTTGATACCCAACATTTTGAATTTGGTAATGAAAATGTTAGTTTTGATATGTCAGACGAAATTAACGATATTTTAACCGGTCAATTAATAAATGTTTCAGGATGGGGGATTGCTTACAAACCACAAGTTGAGAACATAACAGGTATTACAGATAATTACGAAGTTCAATTTTTTACTCGCCATACTCAAACATTCTACGAACCATTTTTAGAAACATCTTACGATGATTTAATTGAGGATGATAGAAATTCTTTTAGTTTGGGTAAAGTTAACAAACTATTCTTATATCTTTTTGATAATGGAAACCCTATTAATTTAGATAATAATCCATCTGTCGATATTTTAGACGCGACAGGTACGGAAATATCTGGTCTTATTGGTCTTAGTACTTGTCAAAAAACTAAAGGTGTTTATGAAGTAATTATTCCACCTCTTATAGGTTATAAAACACCTTGCACTTTTTCCGATAGATGGTATGATTTAAATTTAAACGGATTTGAATTACCTCAAATGACTAACGATTTTGTTATATACCCATTAAAACACTCAATTCAAATGGGGGTTGTTTCATCTGAACCTAAATTATATGGTTTTGACTTTTATGGTTTAAAACAAGATGAGAAAATATATAATACCGACATGAGAAAAGTTGGTGTGGTTATTAAACAAGCGTACTCAACACAAAAATTATTACAAAATGTTAGCGCGTATTATAGAATTTATGTTAGAGAAGGTCAAACGGAAGTTCAAGTCCAAGACTGGACAAAAATTAATCGAACACCAAACGAGTATTATTTTATGTTCGACACAAGAGATAAAATACCAAATGAATATTACATAGATATAAAAGTCGAAAGTAGTGGGGAAATAAACACTTACAAAAAACAAATCAAATTTCAGATTGTTAATGTAAAATATTCAGAATAAATAGATATTTATAAATAAAAAATTATGGCAAACATATATTACTCAGGGACATCTTGTATTGATGATTCACCAATTGAACTTATTTCGGTTGAAGGTCTTTTAACCGGAAAAACATATCAAGATATTAATTTAAATTGTGTTTCATTGGATTTTAGCGCATCTACAACCGGAGAAACTAATACAACATTCGTATATGGTCCATTTGACGATTGTGCCGAGTGTAATGCTCCATTCTCAGCGGGAACTGAATATAATGTATGTGCATTAGATTGTAGTGGTAACACTATATCTATAATACCCCCTCATCCGACTTACACAAATGGATTAGGTAAAGCGGTAGTTCAATTAAATGCAATTGCATTAGGAGGAATAAACGGATTAAACAATTAAAAATAAATAAATAAATAAATTAAAATTATGTTATACGCACAAATTACACCAGCAGCTGAAAAAACAACACAAGTAACCCCTTTTTCAGCAATCACCGAATCAGCGGATTTAATGTACGCTGTGGCAAGACCATACACATTAGGAACAACAAAAGTTAACTTTCAAGTAACTTTTGGAAACGGAACTATTACTAACGGTAAAGTATCTAACTTCCAAGAATTATTATCTTCAAATATTAATTTAAGTGGAGATGAACTTTCAAATTGGGGTACAGATGATTCAGTGGTATTATCAACAATCGCAACTAAATTAGGGACAACATCAGTAGCGGTTTATACATCAGCATCACAAGAAGGAAATAATTTTTAATTAAAAATTAATTTTTCTTTTTTTACATCATTTTTATTATTATCTTTGTAGAATAAAATAAATAGAAATGATGAAAAGTGTAAAAAGATTATCGAGACAAACTAATTATAGAATTGTTAAATTTTTAAGACATCTTACGAGTAATGATATGCCGATACTTGAGGACACTGAAAAAAAATGCACTTCTGTGTGTAGAAAATTAATTAATCATCCGAAGTCTAAATTCTTGATTGCCCCTCTTTCTATGAAAAGATATATTAAGAATGATGAATTAGAATTATTTGTTGTCCTCCAAGATAGACGAATTAGTATTACTAACCATGTGTATCATTATGATGTGGTTATTAGTAATAGAAATTGGGAAAGAGTTACAAACATGTACGATAATAAAACCGAGAAGATTAGACAAGAATTTGAAAATGAGATGAGTTCTCAAATAAAACATTCTTTATCAACAATACTAACTAAATTGTCGTAGTATTTTCAGATAAAACTTTTTTAATTAAATCCCTTAACGATTCGTTTTGGGATTTTTTATTTTGGTTAATATTAAGTGGTTTTCCGGACACAATTTTATTAAAACAATCCGAAGTATCATTTGAGGTTAAATCTTCGGATATGGTGTCCTGTGTTATCTCAATCCATTCGGTAACGATGGGAACAATCTTTAATTTTTTACCAGGATTCTGATTAATGTTATTTCCTTCCTCATCACCCGCAGTTAGATTTGGGTGTTTTTCCATATACTTGGAAATTTTTTTAGCTTTAGACTCAATCTTTTTGATTTGTTTTTTTGGCTCATCCATAGACCCGTCATAACTATCATACTCCAACATTGCATTATCATATTTAGAAACAGGGATGTTAAAAGGTTGTATATCAGATTTTTTAAATATTCTAATTCCCGGTTGCATAGGAGCAATATATGAACCTCTCCCCCCACCATCAGATGTTGATTCGTTAATATGTATTTTATTATTTTTCATAGTATAATTATAAATATCTTATATAATTAAATATGGAACAACAACCTGAAATATTCGGAAAACTATTTGAATCAATTCCCCTACACACTGAAGAACACTTAGATATTCTTTTAGATACTATGGATAACGATAGAGCTAACTACTTTTTAATACAAGCAGTTAAATACGCCTTTCATTCCGGAATATACTCTCTCGGTGAAGCTGAGGTGATTTCTAAATCAATTAGAGTATTGTCTAAAAAAGAAAAAGAGGACTAATTGTCCTCTAATATCTTATTGGATTTACGAATATTCTCTTCACCCCACATAGGTTGGAGATTGTCCAAACACCAACATCTCATAAATTCCTCGTCTCCCATCTCCTGTATATCAAATGATGTTATTGGTAGTTTGTGGTCAACATGCCAAATTCCATAGTTATCCCAACTCATCGTGTCCGTGAATTGTTTCTCTAAATGATTTATCAATTCCTCCGGTGTGTATTGTAAGATGTCAAAGTAATGACCGTATTTGTCCACATTACTTTCTTTTAGTACTGTGTAAATTGCCGTTCTGAAATTAGAAATTAGTTTATAGAGGGGGTCTCTCGATTTACGATTTCTTTCGTAATCGCGTTTTATTTGACGAATTTTATCAACATTATTTTCTCGATACTCTTTAATATACTGTTTTAAATGTTCTTTATTTTGTTCCGCCCATTTTTTATGGTATTCTGATTTTTTTTCTTTATGCTTGTGATAAGTTCTTTTATCTGACGCCTTTTTACCACCAATAAATCTTCTACCGGATGGACCCATAATAACTCCATTTTCTTTTAATATTCTTAAAATTATTGGTTTACTAATTCCTGTTTTTTCAGAAATGGTATGTGACCCCAATAGGTCTTCATTATACATTTTAAGTATGTTCTTTAGTTCTTCTTCTGTTGGTATAAATTTTTTCATATAATATAAATATACAACAATCATACCAAAAAACCTATTATTCAAAATAAAGATATAAAAAAAGGGACATATAGTCCCTTTTTGTTAAATATTTTAAGATTTTGATTATCTCAATTCTCTTAAATCGAATGTTCTAACACCATCAACAGTAATTCTTCCGTAAAATCTGTTGTTGACCATTTTTTTCGCGTATCTCGTCATTATACCTTTGATAGGTGTAAAGTTGAACGGATTGTACATTGTTGGAGTTAATTGTAACGGTACGTATGGTGCGTAGATGTAACCTGTGTCTAACAATGATGTTCCTTTGTGCCCAATTAATATTTGGTTAGCTGGGAAGTAAGGGTCACGGTAAACTTGGTAACGTCCTGCCAATGTTCCTACTCTTTCAATACCCATGTTATATTGGTCTTGTTCAGGAGAAGCATTAGATACGTGGAAGTACTCTAAATCATCAAAGATAGCAGAAACCTCAGAAGATACAACAATCCAGTTTGCTCCACCTCTTAAAGTAGATTTGTGGATTTGTGCAGACAATTGGTTGATTGCTGTAATCAATGTTTGGTTCCAATCTTTTTGAGTATAAGAAGTTGTCAAAGATAAACGTTTCCAACCATTGTAATCCCATCTCAAGTTCCAAGCAGCACCTTTACGTAAATCTCTTAAGATTTCACGGTCAATTTCAGCAGCAACTTGTTCAGATAATAAAGCTGTTAATTCAGCTTCAGCATCGATGTTGTGGAAAGCTGCAACGTCTTGAGCTAACTCAGGAGACCATTGTGCTCTTAATTTTCTTTCTGTAACAGAAACAGTAACTGAATCTAATTCGAAAGAAACCTCACCGATTTTATCTTCAAATTCTAATTCTTTATATCTTCTGAAAACAGCACTGAAGTCATTATTTGCTAATGTTCCAATTGTTGTTCCTGTGTAACCGTCTAAAGAGTCAGCTCCACATGAAATACATACCGGACAAGATAAATCAACTTCTAAATAGATGATACCATCAACACCACAGATGTTATTATAGCTACCACCATTACCATTAGTTGCCCAAGTAGTTGATGATTGACCACCATACTGTACGATACCTTTACCATATTGTTGAGTAACAACTCTAAACAATAAAGAATTAGCTGTACCAGCAGCGTTAAATACTACATCACAAGGAGAAGCTCCTGACCAAGTACTATCTGTTGCAGTACCGTTAGCGAAAATTTTCAAATCAGATAAGAAAGTTTCAGAATCATATTCGTTACCATCAGGTCCGATTAATTTACCTGCTCCAGTATCTGCGAAACCTGACATTTTAACGATTACTTTTCTAATGTTTTGGTTATCATAAGCACCATCAGCATCATCTAATCCACCATCAACCCATGCTTGTACTGTTGTTGTAGCAGTAACCGCAGACCATTGTCCTTTAGAATAATCAAACAATCCTGGAGGGTCTAATTGACCTTCAGTTCCTTCATAGAATAAATCATAAAGATTTTTCTTGTAAGTTGGGTTGTATGTACCTGAAGAATCAGCCTCATTATAACCTGCACCTATTTGAGTTGGACCGTTTGGTGCTCCGTATGGAGAATAGTGTTCTCCTGATTCAGTTGCACTTCCACCGTCATACCCTTGAATTTTAGGTACAAAGAAGAATAATTTACCGATTGGTAAATTCATTGCTTGTACAGATACGATTTCATTCGCTAATAATTTAGAGAATACTCTTCTTACGATAGGGAATACAACAGTTTCGAATGAACCTGAAGACCCGTCAGAAGTAGCTTCGTTGATTAGGAAAGACGCTTGGTTCTCATATAATTGAGCTACGTTTTCTTTTAAGTGACCTTTAAGTCCTTCTAGGAATCCTAATTTATCCCATTTGTTAATTGTGTCTTCTTTAATAACTTTAAGGTGTTTTAACCCGATGTTACCAACTAGACCTGATTCTAATAATGCTCCCATTTTTTTGGTTTTTATTAATTTTTAGTTTATTTTTATTTTAATTTACCCATTAAATCTTTCATTCTAAGGAACTGAGGATTTTCATAAGTTTTTGATTCAATTAAGTTAATTGCTGAACCTGACAATGGTGCTTTTTGAATTGCTCTTTCCATTGATTCGTTCATTGGTTGTGTAGTCTTAACTGAAAGTTCTTCTTTAAGATTTTGATATAAATTTTTAGATTCTTTAATAGTTTCAACACCATCAAATCTTCTTAAGATATTTATTTTTTCTTGTTTAGATGTTGAGTGTTCAGTAAACAAACGAGTAGCGTAAGCTAAGTTTGAATTAAATACTGCAACTTCATTCAATTTATTTCTAAATACATTAAGAGCTTTTCTATACTCTTCATTCTTTTCTCTAAGAATTGTTAATTCATTTGATTCTGTATTTTCAAATGTTAGATTTCTGTTAGGAGTAATTCCTTTTCTTAATCCTCTACCTGATTTAGAACCATTTCCGTATGTGTGAGCAGCTTCTTTAGTTTCTACTTTTTTAACGGACGCTTTTTTAACCGGTGCTTTTTTGATGTCTTTAAATTCTCCATCAAGGTTTTCACCCTCTTTGTATTCAAATTTAGCTTTACCTGTTCCAACTGATTTTGGTGCTTCTTTTTTCTTCACATCAAATCCTTTTCCTTGGTTTGGTTTAGCATCGTATTTGAATTTAGGACTTCCGATTCCAGTACCTTTAGGTTTGATAGTAGATTTTGATTCAAAAATAGATTCCTCTAATTCTTCTTCTTCGTCTTCTTCTTCCTCTTCGTCGTCTTCATCGTCGTCTTCTTGTTCGTCCAGTTCAATTTCATAAACTAATTCTTCAGACTCATCGAATCCTTCGTATTCGTCTTCTTCATCTTCAAAATCACCTTCTTCTTCGTCATCAAAAGAAAATTCCTTTTCTTCGTCGTCGTTTCCAAACATTCTTTCAACAATATCTTCAATAGACTCGCCTGATTCATTAAATTCTTCTGATTGCTCAAATTCATTATATTCTTCTTCACCTTCTGTAACAACCATATATTCAGCATCGGTTTCGTTGTCTTTAATATTAATGTTACCAGAATCATCTTTAGTAACAACAATATTATCGTCCGGACCCATCAATTTGAATACACGTAAGATTTCTTCGTCATCTTTAATGTTAGTTAGGTCGATAACATCTTCATCTTCATCATCTGAATCGTCATCGTCCATATCAAGGTTATCCATATCCATTTCATCACCTTCTTCATCGTCAGACTCTTCGTCCTCCATGTCAGGTAATTCCATGTCAATGTCAGTTTCAATCTCATCTTCATCTTGTTCAGTTAGAGATTCTTTTACTAGTTCGTTGATTTCTTCCTTCATAGTAGAAGCAAGTATTCCTTTTGCATTTTCAGCTACCGCTTCTTCCAAATTTTTCATTTGGATGATAGCTTCTTCAACTAAAGATTTTTCTTTTGCCATTTGTTTTATGTTATTTTAATATATAAATATATGATATTATGAAAAAAGCACATTTGTACTAATATTCACAACATCTTTTTATTTATTAATAAATATCACAAAAATGTAAAAAACAAAAAAAGGAGACAAAATGTCTCCTTTTAGTTTAATTAATTAAAATTTTTTTATTCTATAACTTCGTTAATTTTACTCTCAACGATAGCGGTTATTCTCCACTCCATAGAATAATTTTCAAATACTTTAGTGACTTTCGCCTCTACGTCGGTGGGATTGTAACCACTAACCAATTTTTCTTCTCTTAACTTTTTAAGTTTTCCTGTTTCAGTATCTACTGAATCCAATGTAATTTTTGCGATGAAATACTTTTCGTCCATAATGTTTAATTTTTTTAGTATCCTAAATAATCGTTTAATTTTTTCATTAAGTCAAGCGATTTGTTTCCAGATTCGCCAACTTGTCTTTCTATTTTCATTTTTTTCTCTTCTTCCAAATTTTCATCAAAATTAAATCTATCGTCAGGATTTTGAAAAAGGTATGCTCCCGGTGTTGATGGTGATGAAACTAAATCAAAACAGATTAATTCAAAATCGTCTTGAACTTCATTTTGTTCCCCCACTTTTTTAAGAGACCCTACACCTCTTGAAGATATCCCCAATGTAACACCTTGTCTAAGATAATTTGCAGCTAAATCACCTTTGGTTGACACAATCCCTCTTTCGTGGAAACCAGGGGATGTTAATAGTTTTATTTTACCCATTAAAACGGGTCCTTCCCACCATATCTCTGTAATTGCGTGAGACACTCTATCTAAATCAATTAACGATGATTCTGGATGATTTAATTCAGAAAGGGCAGTGCCTTTGTTAATCATTTTTTTATAGTTCTCAGCTTCTCTTTTTAATATTCTTTCAGGATACAATCTACCATTTCTATTTGGTGTGTTATATTTCTGTAGAACAGCATAAAATTCAAAAGGTTTTGAGTGGTCTAAATCTTCTTTAGACTCTTTAATCATTGCGGCATTTTTCTTATCTGTCGGTGAAATAAACCCAGCATCTTCTTCAATTAATATTCCCCTCCCTATTTCATTTGGTTTTAAAATTGTTAAATTCATTTTGAATGTTTTATTTATAAATATTAAACATTCTCAATTTGTACTGGTTCTTCTGACGATTTGATTTTTTTTGTTAGATAAAATTTAAAATTTTCATTTTCTAAAAAGTTATCTAAAAAGATTTGGTTAATAATTTCTTTTAGTGAATTTTTAATTTCATCAGATTTAAAGTCCATACCAATTTGAATTATAAAAAAATTAATTTCTAAATTCATAAAAGATTTTTTTCCGGTTGATAAACCGCTTGACCTTAAATCTAAATCAACAATAAAATTTGCATCAAAAATTGTTTTGTCTAATGATTCATAGACTGAATGTTTTATACCTCTACTCATATTAAGAACTGTCCTTGTCCAGTTATTAGATTCGTAGATTGGTTCTACCCATGTTTGAATGTTTAGGTAGAGAGATTTTAAACTCATTGAGTCCACTGTTCCGTATATTATTTTGGCAGTTTTAAACCCATGAATTTGTGAGGTTTTCCCCTTTTTCATTAATTTCCATATTTTCTCGTTTATTTTTTAAAAAAATAGGTGAAATTACCACAATAGTCAAAACTTTTTGAAAAGATGGGGATATATGTATTATATGTTAATAGTTAAATTAGATAAAAACACTACGATTGAGCGAGCTTTAAAACTTTATAAAAGTAAGGTAATAAAAACTCGACAAAGTTCTGAACTTGTTAAAAGAAAAGAATTTGTTAAAGAGTCTGTTATTAAAAGAGCTGAACTTTCTAAGGCAAAGTATGTCCAAAAGAAATTTAAGTCAAATAACGATTAAAGAGTTTCGTTTAAACTTTTAAGTTTAAAATAAGTTAGTTTGTCGTATTTCTCAGATATTACCTTGGATAAGGTATCATTGATTCTGCTATTAACTGAACTATCATCGGAGGTAGATTTCATTTTAGTTAATTTACTAACAACACTTTCTTTAATCACATTAAAATCTTCGTTAAGAGTACTATCATCTTCAGATAGTAATTTAAACAATTCGTCTTTATCTGATTCGTTTAAAGATTCAATGTAATTACTAATTGTTTGATTTGCAATACTAACCATCGCTTTTAAAGGTATGTTAACACTTTCAGTTTTAGTGATAGGTAATTTTCTTAAAGTTTCTGAAATAATTTTTTTACTTTTAATTCTTGATTCGATTGTTAGAACATCTCTTGAAAATAATTTATCAATATTATCGTATGAGTCATTTGATTTAGAATCTTTAACCCATTCGTTTAATTTTTTAATTTCTGATGTAGATATTTTGTTTACAGTGTTTTCATATATAGTGATACATTCGTTAATGTAATCACTCACATATGATTCCGACAATGCTTTCGGTGAATTTAATTCATCGTACATATAGAAAATTTTACTGATGTTTTTATTCTCTAACACCAATTTTTTAAAATTTTTTATTTCTTGTTTAAATGTTCCGTTATTATATGATTCTAATAACACATTTTCTATTTTCGATTTTAATATACCAAACTTTGTCATTTTTCTTTTTTTATTATAAATATCAATCATTTAGAAGTTTATTCAATTCAGTCTCAATATCTCCTAAAGAATTTCTAGATTTAGATAAATCAATATAAGAATCGTCATCGGTCATATTACCACTTTCCAATAAAATATTCCAATTTTCTTTTCTTTTAAATGATTCTGGTGTTAGTTCACCTTCACCACCTGCTTCTGGTGCTGGTGGGAGTTCTTCACCTCCTAATGCAGGTTCTCCACCCAATTCTGATTCACCTCCAAAATCACCTCCACCAAAACTTCCTCCACCGCCCGGTGGTGGTGGTGCTGGAACTTCAGCTGATTGTGTTGTTCCTGATTTACTACCATATAACTTATCAATATTATCAAATATACCTGTGTGAGAAATTATTGTTGCTGTGTTAGTTAATTCAGCCCCAACAGCTTTTTCTATTCTTTGTTGTTGTAAATCTAATTTAATTTCATCATCAGAGAATCCTAATACGTGTTTTTTAGCCCAAGTAACAGATACAGGTGCAATACCTTCTATCGCCGTTACGGCATCTTTATACAATAATATTTTTTCTTTCCAAACATCAATTTTTAATAAATCTGCTTGGGTTGATGGATTAGTTAAACTTAATCTAAAGTTGGATAATTCATCTTCAAACCCTAATAAAAATAAATGAACAATTGCTATTTTATTTAATTCGGCAATCATACATTTTTGTATTCTATTGATAGTTCTTGCAAAACGAATATCTTGTAATGATAAGTTTTTACCATCTCCAACAGTTTCTTCAAATCCTAAAAATGCTTTAGGAACTCTAAGAGCTGTTAGTAATTTCTTTTGGATATATTCTATATCGGCAATTTCCGCCAAATTCTGTGCTCCTGGTAATGTTTCTATTGGAGATGTCGCTGCTGGGTCACGAACAGGTATAAAATAATCTTGGTCAACAGCCATTTGATTAAATCTCATATCCACATTTCCAGTTTTAGAATCAACAACTTGGTCTCTTTTAAATTTATTAGCAACTCTTTGTACGTATGGTTCAACATCTTTATCATCCATATTACCAACAAACACTTTAAAAACTCTTCTTTCAGGTGCTCGCGATGTTCTATAAATTAACATTGCATCTTCAGATAATAATAATTGCTTCCAAATACGACGAGCCTTTTCTAACATAGAAGTACCATAAGGAAGTTTTCTATCATCACCTAATAATCTAAAATGAGCGACTTCCCAAGAGTTAAACTCCATATCTTTAGCTTTCCACTTAAATCGTAATCCTTTGTTTTCTGCAGGTTCATCAACATTTGCCGATTTTGCTGCCATACCTCTTTCTAATCTCTCAATTTCTATGTTTGGTAATTGCATACAACCAACAATTCCTTTTTCGGCGTCAAGTTTTAAATACACAAAATTATCACCATATTTACAAGTATTTCTTGTCCACATTGGTAAATTGGTGTTAAGGTCTAAAACATTATTAAATAAATCTGAAATAATTCCTTTTATCCTTTTTGACTCTGAATAAATTTGTAACATATGACCATTTTGGTCAACTGTGGTAGATTCTTCACCATAGATATCTAAAGCTGCCGAAATTTCCGGTGTATATTCCATACTCTCATAATCATAAAATGATGCTAAACGAGTTGGTTCATAATAAACCGCTTGAGTGTATAAATTACTTTCAATTTTTGTCCACTGATTGGCTAGATAATATGTTTGTTGTGCCTGAAGTTTTTCTCGTTCATATTCGGCTTGGGAAGTAGTTTTTAATAATTCTTTTTTATCTAACTTATATGTTGGATAATCTTGATTTAAAAGAGCATTTGGACCAAAAGCTCTGGATAATCTTTGCCAAACAGTTAAGTCGTTATTTTGATTGTTTTCCATCTTAATAATTTAAATATTTTTTTTTATTAATAAATAGTTTATAAGTTGGATTAAACTTGGTGGTTATTATTGTTATCTACCATATTAAAATAATTATAGTTAATCATATATATTATTAATAAGTTTTATTTAGTATAAAGATATCACTATAGATGTTGTTTCCTGTAGATGCAGCACCCCATTCAGCTGTAACATTTAATGTATTACTGATTGTTGTATCGAATGTTGTGTTATTCAATACGTTAAATCCGAATCCTTGGACAGAAGCATTGTTAGTTTTTGTGTAATGGAAACTACCTAAAGAAACAATTGATGCTACAGTAGTAGTTCCAACTTGTCTAATTGTAAAATCAACATTTAAAGACCACACATCGTCTACAACACTGCTTCCAAGAGATTGTACACCACTATCTAAAAGAATTGTAGACCCTGTTCTCATTCTAATTATAATAGTTTGATTATTGTTTGCATTCATAACACCACCAAAAACTGCTCTAAAACTATCTCCAACACTAAAACCATTAGCAGGTACACTTAATGTACCAACTCCTGTACCAATTAAAGTTGATTCAGTTATTGTATCGCTCACAATAGTACTGTTAGCTGTTTGTACATATAGTCCATATACTAATGGTGCTGGAAAAACTGGTGAAGTACCACTAGAACCTGAAGAACCACTCGTTCCCGAAGAACCGCTAGTTCCTGATGAACCATCAATCCCCGCAATTGCCGGTGATAATGTTGTTGTTACTTGTCCGATACTTGCATCGTTAAAGTACATTGTAAGTACTTTAGTGTAAGGTGAATTAATAGCTATACCATATAATTCTATAAGAATTCTATCTGACGGTACAATATTAGATGCCGGAATAGGTATTGACCATAGTTTTAAAGTAGGGACAAGGTAATTATCTATCGGGACAGGAATAGGTGTAGTTGTAGATAACAATGTAGTTGTTCCACCAGTATGATACGCATATACTCTTGCATATATTCCGTGGTCAGCGTTTACTGCCGTAGTATTAACGTATAATTCAAAATTCCAATTTCCACCCACAATATTACTAATATTGGGGTCATTATTAGGTGTTATAAATGTCCCAAATAATTGTGCTGTTGTTCCTGATAATGTTTGAGATAAAGATGTTTGTCCGCTAATACTAATTACCCGGTTTAAATCATAATATGATGCACTTCCATCACCTTGGTTAGGTGTATCTCTATTGAAGTAATAAACTAACCCTGTTGAAAATCCGTTAATACCGCTTGTTCCTGATGAACCGCTTGGTCCCATAGAACCTGAATTCCCATTTACCCCACTCGTTCCCGATGAACCACTTGTTCCGCTTGAACCATTGGCCCCTGATGTTCCCGATGAACCACTTGTTCCGCTTGAACCATTTCCACCTGCAGCACCTCCTAAATTAACGAGCCAAGATGAATAATTCCCCGAACCTACTATATTACTAATATCAACAACCATATCACCATTTGACGGGTTATAACTAACAACCATACCAATCATATGGTTTGAGAGGTCATAGGCTATAATTACGTCTTGAGCAATACTATACCCTAAGTTAGTCCCAACAACAAAAGTCCCTGTACTTCCTGTTTGGATTGTTAAAGGTGTCGAAGATGTTGTTCTATATAAATCACCTGAAAAACCACTAGAACCTGATGAACCACTTGTTCCTGATGAACCTGATGTTCCACTTGAGCCGCTAGTCCCTGAAGTACCGTTAGTACCAACACATATTCCATTATCTATAATGGTTGCGCCACCATCCGCAAATATCTCACCTGACATATAACAATCTGTATATGTCATTCCAGTACTTACCGTACCAATTTGAATGATGTAATTACAAGTTGTTCCTGTATAATTTATGGTGGTAATACCACCACTATTATCAATCGTATAACTTTTACAAGTTTGACCATTTATTCCCGATGTTCCACTAGTTCCCGATGTTCCACTAGTTCCTGATTCACCACTAGTTCCTGATTCACCACTTGTTCCCGATGAACCGCTAGCTCCCGAAAATTGTTGAGTTAAGGCTGAAAAATAAATTGAATTGGTTTCTCCTGACGGGATAACATCGTAGTTTACAATAACCATCAACGAGTCTGATTGACCGGATGATACTAATGGTAATTGTGATATAGGTAAATTAGGCATAGTTAATTGATTAGAATTTTATTATTATTTTCTTGGTCTAATGTAAAATAATTCTCTTGTAATAAATAGTTTGTATCTTCAATTTGTGTGGGTGTGGGTGTGGGTGTTGGTGTTGGTGTTGGTGTTTCAGTATTTGTCGGAGTAGGAGTATTAGTTGGTGTTTGGGTGTTTGTCGGAGTAGGAGTATTAGTTGGTGTTTGAGTGTTTGTTGGTGTTTGAGTAGGCGTATTAGTTGGTGTTGGCGTATTAGTAGGCGTTGGTGGTGGTGGTAAATAACTTAAAACACAAGTCTTATTTAATTCAGTGATACATATAACATATTGACCATAATAATATTCTGTATAATATACATAGGGTAATACTACAGAACCTAAATCTATTGTACCTCCTGTTAGAGGGTTATAGGTTATATTTCCGCAATATCCGCTGTAATTATTTGTCGATATTGTAAATTTAGGTGTAGGAATTAATTCAAAACTACCAGTAAAATCACAATCAATTATAAATGCCGGTGTTGGTGTTACCGGAATTTTACGGTAAGAATCATTATCTTGTTTACTACTTAATTTATTAAAACCTGGTGGGATAACCTGAACATTAAAGATATTTTGTCCATCAACAACTAGTCGTGAACCCCCAATAATATTCCCTGATTTTTTTCTATTAACAAATCCCATCTTCTTTTAATTAATAAATATTATCTTCCACCAAATAACCAACCATATTTCATATAATCGTCTTTAGAAACTTGACTGGAACTAAATTGGTTTATTCTTTCGGTTAAATTTGGCATAACCGGATTAAAAGAAATGGATTGTCCTATGTTCTGATTATTACTAACCGACCAAGAATCAATCATCGCTTTGGTATGTTCTGTTACTTTGGTTAAATTACTAAATGATGATTCAGCCACATATGTTGCCATAGCAATTGACATAATTAAATCATCGTGGTGTCCTTTCTGGTGGTCAGGTCTACCATTCATATAGATAAAAGTATTCATTTCCCCACATAAACGAGTACTATAAATTTTAAATCCGTGTCTTAATACTTCTTCAAAAGACGCAATAATTTGAACCCTTTTATTATTAAAATTTATTCCTGGTATTTTATCTAAAGCTTTTGGGTCGTATTTCCATTTATTTGATGAGTCAACCCCATCAATATATAAATTTCTATATCCCATCTCTTGCATTTTTCTCGCTGTTGATACGCCCATTCCTCCGGTAATATCAATAACAACAAAACACGAATACATTGTCGCCCATTTATAGGCGATTTCTGCCATAACATCGGGTGGTATTTTCCCCACATATTCGGCAACTTGTTCATTAGTGTCAAAATCTACAATTTGGAATGAACTAAAATCTTCACTATCACCCCTAGATACATCACAACCCATAATATATTTATGACCGATAACTGGTTCTTTCCAAATCCAAAGGGCGTTACCCATCATTTTACTAATAGGGTCTTTAACCATATTTTCATGGATTCCTTGCATCATTTTAGAATCAAATACATTATCACCTGACCCAAGGAAATTACATTCTAACTCCTGAGATACTTTACGTTTGTCGTATTTTAATTTTTTAACCATCGCTTCAAACCAAGAAGAACAAGGTTTGTATCCATCATCCATTAAAACTCTTAATTCTTTATAGTCTCTTTCATATGGTGATATGTTAGCCCAACTAATGGTTTCTTTTTCATCATAATCTTCTTTATTTAAAAGGTAATGAATAATATCCTCAGTTTTAACCATATATAAATCTTTAGTATAACGAGGGTCACGATACCAATACATTTCGGTAATCTTGAAGTCGTTCATACCTCTTAAAGCTTGGTCATAAATTTCATAGTAAATTGGGTCATATCCATTGGGTGTAGAAACCACAATTACTTTACCCCCCGTAGATAGGGATGCCATACAGGCAGACCAGAAGTCATTGTCGGCTTCAATAAACGCCGCCTCATCAAATATTAATATTGTAGGTGTAAATCCACGAAGTGCATCCTTTGATGTTGCAACGGCTTTTACTTCACTACCATTAAGTAATTTATAATGTTTTTGAGCGTTTTTATCAGGGGAAAATCCAATACCAACCCAGTCAGGCCATTGAGCAACAAATGCTCTAATCTTGTTCGCCATCTCAATAGATGTATCAAGTTTGTTGGCAATAATTAAGACTTTCTCGGGTTTTGTTTTTTTGGCAAACGATAATTTCATTGACGCCCAAGCTGCGGTAACGGTTGTTACGCCTGCTTGTCTGTATTTTAACGCAATGTTTTCGTTGTTGTTTTCGTAATCCTCAAGTAAGGTTATTTGGTCGGGAAATAATTCTAATGGGACATATTTTGAAACAGTATTGTCATAAGTTTGTAGATACGTCTTTAACGCGTAACTTACATCCTTATGACATTTTACATATTCTATTAATACTTGTTCTCTTGTTAAATTTGACATACATTGTCGTTTTGTTTGTTTAGAACCCTAGTTCTGACAAATCAAAATCATCAAAGTCGTCATCACCGTAGTCTTCGTTATCATCATCGGAACCCATTTTTTCGTCGTATTCGTCTTTTTTCAAATCTTCAGTAATTTCATTTACCATTCTTTGAATAAATTCGCTACCTTTTGGGTCACCTTCTAAAATTAATTTAGCTACTCTCATAAATTCTGCTGCCGATAATTTTGAAAATCTAACAAATAAGTAATGTTGGATATGTTTCATATCATCTTCAAATAATTTGTCCGGATATGATTCTATAAATTTTTCCCAAAATATTGGGCCTAATCTAGAATCCCATACTTCAGCAGGTAAAGTATCTTCAGCACCTAAAACCATTTCAGCTTGTCTTGGGTCATCAGGTAAACCGTGAGTACCAAAAACTTCATAAACACCTTTCACTAATTCGTGAATTAATAAAGGGAATGTCATTGCTTTTGCTTTAACTGTTGGTGGGTCGGTTTCTTCATCAACTTCACTTTGACCCATTTGACCACCACCTCCGGCTGCCATACCTTCCATATCGGGATATAACCAATATAAATGCTCCATTAAGGATTGTGTAACACCATAAAGATTTAATAAATTAGGGTCTAATCTATTAATTTCGTCACTAAGTAAAACATACATATGCCCACCTTTAAATGCCGCTCCTTGTATAAGAGAATTAATCATTCTTCTTTTTGCCTTCTCTAAATTGAATTGTTCAAATTCGTCGGCAAAATCTTGTAATTCTTCACTATGTTCTTCAGCCTTTTTGAAGGCATCTTTAACTTCTTCTTCACTAGGTTGTGTTGGTTCTGCTTGCATTCCTTGAGCAGCACCCATTGGTCGTTGGATAAGTTGAGCGTCAAATTGTAAAGACCCTTCAGGTATACCCAATTCTTTTTTAACCAAATTAACAGCCAAATTCTCAAGATATTCTTTATTTTGAGATTCAACTCTCATAATTTGTTGTAGACTATTCATTACGGTTTGCATAATGTTCATCATAGGGTTATTTCCTTGTATAGCGGAAGTATCACCCAAATAACGTCTTACCTTATCAACAGAGTCTTTAAAACGCTTTGAGGATATAACCTCAATATAATCAGTATCACCATCTTTTGGTAATGCCGGATGTTCAGCGTAAGGAGTTTGTCTTGAAGTTATTTTTCTCTCGATTCCCGGTTCCATTCTTTCCGGACCTTCATAGCTAATAGGAGCCTCTTTTAAATTAGATTTAATTTCGTTTAAAATTAACTGTTCTTTTTTTGTTAAACCTTCGTTAACTAATTTTTTTTCTAAATTCGCCTTTGATTTCAATATCTTTTCCATTTTTAAATTTACACTCATTACCCTTTAAGTTTAATACCTATTTCATTAAAAGACAACCAACTTGGTAAATTCTTTTTAATTGCTTTTGGAGCTGGTTTAGGTCCTGGTTTTGGACTATATGGTGACCCCGGTTTTTTAGGTTTTGTTCCCGGTTTAACCGTTGGTCTTGCCGGAGCAATTTCAGGAGATTGTTCACCAATTTCTTTTTTCGCCTTTGGAGCTGGTTTAACACCAGGTTTAGGTTTGTATGGAGAATCAGTCCCCGGTTTTGTTGTTGGTTTAACTTTTGGTTTTGCAGGGGCAGTTTCTGACCCTTCATCTAAAAGACTTAAAAAATCTTTTTTACTCATTTTTGGAGTAATGTGTTTCTCAACTAATTTTGTAATTCTATTTTCCAATTCACTTACAAATTTAGGGTTTGGTTGGACTTGTCCTACTTTATTTGACATAATTTTAGTGTGTGCGTTTTGTACCATATCTAAATAACCTTCTTTAGTTTCTGTTTTCTTTTCGGGTAGTTTGGCAAAGTTAGTGTCTTTTGAGAATTCGTCAGCCATTTTACACCATTTTTTTTGTTCTTTGGTTTTTCCATCACCACATTTAGCGAAGAAATATTTTTGTTGTTTTTTAGATTCAAATTTTTCATCTACTTCTCCTTCAACTGTTTCATCTTTTTCAGACACAACCGTTAATTTTTTAGTTGCCGGGTCTATACTCATTGGAACACCTTTTTTAGACATCAAATCTTGAGCAGCTTTTCTATCAGCATCTACCGCTGGGTCAAATGTAGTTGTTGTGGAGGTTTTTGTAACTGATTCTTTAGTATCTTTTTTAGATTCCGCTAATTTACCAAATAATAAATTAACTTGAGATTCACTTAAATTTTCTAAAGTGGATGGTTTTAATCCGTGACCAATTAACTTTAATTTTTTTTGATTAGTGTTCATATATAATTGTTTTTTCAAATTCTAAAACGATATCTCGTTCATATAATTTATTTTTAACCGATTCTTCGGTTTCTCCAAATTTAAAAACCAACCTTTTTTGGTGGTTAAAATCAACATCATCGTTTTCATTTTCCCAAGACAATGATATAATACCATCAATAGTATCAATCATCGAGAAATAGTCAGAGTTTTGAATTACTGACATTGTTATAACGTCATTCTTCAAAACTCCTACTTTTTTTATGTGTTCTAAATCAGGTGGTAACGGGTAACCATTAGATGGTTTTGAATCCCAGTTTTCCCCCCAAATATCTTCTGAACTATCCGAAAAAATAAATTCATATATGTTATCACCCTTATAATTTGGACCTAATTCATTAACATATATTAAATAATTCATTACAATATTTGACCTTTGGTGTTTACTCTTAATTGTTTATTGTTCATTTCAAATACTAAATTATTTTTGTTAGTTTTACCAATTAATTTTGCTTCAGGATATTTGTTAATCACTTTAGTTGATGCAACTTCTTGAGAAATACTTTCAGAAAGTTTTTTAATATTACTAATTTTTTCTTTTCTAACTTCCTTTAATGAAGTTGATTGTTGTATTTTAGATTCTAAAATTTGTTTTTCTTTCTCATTGATTTTAAAATATTTTTCTAAAATACTATCAACTTTTGATTCACTAAACAATCCTTCTATCATTTCTTCCATACGACTAGAGTGGTCATCACTCATAGAATGATGTTTATTTCTACGCTTTGGATAGTTTGGTAATTCGTCCTCAATGTCGTCAGGATTTTCATCGTTAACATCATCATAACCAAATCCTTCACCCATTTCATCTTTTCTAGTTTTAACTTTAAATGGTTTACCTGTTGTTTTTTTATAGTAATTAAAAGCATTTTCACCATCATTTGGTCCAAACCAGTTTTGTTTATCGCCATATTTGTCGTGTAATTGTTTAAAAGTTTCAAATTCTTCAGTATCAAAATCATCACCAGATATTCCATATAACTCAGAATCTTTAGGTGTTCTATCTTTTTCATCAAAATATTTATCACCTTTGAAATCTTTTCTATCTAAATTACCAAATGAACCATACATTCCTTCACCCATTTCACCACTTGGTACTTCAGGTTGTAATTCTTCATCACCCATTTCGTCAGAACCCATTTCGTCTTGACCTTCATCATTTCCACCATCAAAAGGATTTTCATCTTCAATACCTTCTAATTTATTCATAATATCTTCTTTATCTTCTTCTTCTAAAGATTCTAAATCTAAAGCCGATAAAATAGAGTTGATAACATATTTTACATCTTTTGATGAAAGATTTTCTTCTTCACTATCTTCAAGAATTCTTAATTTTTGAGCCAATTTCCCTGTTAATTTTTGAATAACTTTAAGGTTAACAACCTCATCGTCCATTTCTTGGTCATCTCCTAAATCCATATCTTCTTCCGGTTCAGGTAAATCTAATTCTTCTTCAGGTGCCGGAGCGGGAGCAGGTGCCGGTGCAGGAGCTGGTGCAGGAGCCGGAGCAGCTGCCGGTGCTACTTGTTCTGTCGCATCTATTTTTAAAATATATTTCGTAGCGTCATTATCGCTTTCAAAAAATAAATTAACATTATTTTCTTGACCTTCATTAACATTAATTTCTTTTGCAATTAAGTTAAGTCTTTTAAAGGCTTGTGAATATGATGAATAATATTTTCTATTTTTCATAGGGTCTAAATAATCACCTTCACCGGTAGATTCGGATATTGTTTTTTTAATTACATAACCATTTCTTTCTTTAACAATTTGATAATTGTTTCCGTCAGCCAATACTTTATTATATTCAACTGATTTATTCTCATTAATTGAATTTGGAGTATTTTCTTTATATCTGGCAATTTCCATTATACGAGTAATTTTTTCCATACCCTCTAATTTTTCACTACCAACTGGTTTTAATTTTCCCATTTTTTATTTTTGTTTTTTAAATTAATTTATATATAAATATATTCAGAATTAAAAATGTTGAGATTTTAATTCTTTTTATTGTATTTCATTTAAGGATAATGATTTATCAATGTACTCATTTTGAAAATCAAACAATTTTTCTAGGTATCCATTTCTTCTTAATACCTTGAAAACTAAATTTTCATTTGATAGTTCCCCACCTTTTTCTAGTCCTGAAGTTCTATACTTTTTTAACTTATCTTTATACCTGTCTATTAATTTTTTCGCATCGTCCAATGACTCATCTTTAGCGTTTTCAATAACATCATCAATGGTTTTCATCCATTCTTCTGATTTTATTTTAACTGATTGGGTATCAATTTCTACATTTTCTTTTTTTGGTTCGCTAACCCATTCATCAAATAAAACAGAATATTCACCACTACTAAAATGTTTTTCTACATCATCCTGAACATACAATTCAACATCATATCCATATATAGTGATATTATGTTTGTCATTATATAAAGTTTTTTTTAATCTAAACAATTCTTCATACAATGGTAATTCTTTTTCCGAAAATTGTTTAAAATCCACAATTATATGTAAATCAACATCAGAATATTTTGACCAATTAAAATTTGCCAACGAACCGGTCATAACCACATCGGAGACAATTACATCAACACCCAAAAAATCAATGAACTCATAAGCAATTTCTAAAAGACGTTCCCTTACTTTGGGAGCCATCGTTTCTACTTCATCTTCTTGTGAGTTCCAAAATTTAGGATTTAGTTCGTCTTGTAATCTAAAACTGGATAATATACTTTTTAAATTGCTCATTAACTATAAATACTTAAATATTTATAATTGTTACAATTTTTTGTATTTGAATACCTTTGAAATATCTGTGGTAAAAAACTTACCTTGTGATTCCGCCATTCTGAATTTTGTATATACATTATGAGGAACTGCCTCATA